AATTCGTTTCATCTCACTAATCAGAATTGGTGCAAAACCCATAGTTCTAAAATCATCATGGACACACATGAAATTAATTTGAACCATGCTTAGTATGTCCTCACACACTCGTATTTTATTTGGAACACTTGATATGAATCCGATAAGTTCTTGGGTTTCATCACGAATAATTCCCCTATTCTCATAACCAGGTGACTCAGCTGCCCACTTTAAAGTTTCAAGTGAATACTTAATTTTAGATGAATCACTGGATATATACTGTTCATTCAACAATGGGTGTGCTTCTTCAACTGAACATACTTTCCATGAAAATCCATTGGGAAGCTTTTGCGACTCCGTCGCGACCTCCCTCTCCTTATCAATTTCCTGTCCATTTTCATATTTGATACCTTCTTGGGGAACTGGTTGTTTATCCCAAAATGTTCTCATTATCATGTACTAGTATATCCCTTTTAAGTTGGCTTAAAGTTTTAGAGAGTGAACAGTATATAAGATGTCTCTTGAACAAGATTACACTACTGTCCCCGGTCAACTCTATGCGTGTCTATCTGTTGTAGGTCCAGAGGCTCCCCAAAAGAATGATAAGTTTGGTATTAAGATTCGTGGGGCTTTTGCTACTCGTGATGAGGCTGCTAACCACGCGAAGCGTCTCCAAAAGGAGGATTCTACCTTTGACATCTACGTTGTTGATATGTACAAATGGCTCCTCATTCCACCCGATCCCTCAAAGATTGAGGATGTACACTATACCAATGAAAAGCTTGAAGAGATTATGATTGGTTACAAGGATAACCAGGCTGAGGCTACTCGTATGTTCAACGATCGCAAGAGGGATATGATGGAATCTAAGAGTTTCCTCAAACCAGGTGATGAGAACTCTAGGTTTTATACTAAACCAGATGAAGCACCTCTCAGCCATCCAGCTGATATAATTGAGCGTCTCAAGAAGGAGAAGCCCGATACCCAGATGGAAGATCTCGTCAAGGAAGCTAATGAGATTGTTGCTACTGAGATTGAAGCGCGACGTAAGAAACGTGAAGCTGAGGAAGAAGCTTCCACTGATGGAACTATCAAGGAATCTGAAGAGGAGGGTGAACCAGAAGTTTCTTCTGCTTAATTAAAAAAATAATATTCATTACAATTAAAACAAAATGTGGAAAATAGTTATTGCTATCATTTTGACGAGTATGTTTTTCGTTTTGTTTTTTGAACCATATATAAAATTCAATACTGATATTAATTCAAAAAACAAAATGAGTACAATTGACGGGTTTGTTGAAGATACGAGGGATGCGTTTATAATGCCGAGATATCCGACACAAGTCATGGATCGTGATCTAACAGGTGAAGTACAACCCTTATATGGTGATATTGGGTCATTTGAACCATACTCAAGTGTTTCCGATGACCACTGGTTACATGGATTTCCACATGAAAGTGGTAAAATAGAAGTTCCTGATGAAACGAGAGAACAGAAATTACAACGTCGTAAACAAGAACTTACGCGTACTTTAGGATAACAGGTTGCATGGTTTTACCCATGAAGAAGCCTAATAGGAATACAGCGAATGCGATAATCCATGTAGATTTGTCAACGTTAGACAGAAAGTCATTTTTATCTGAATTCTGGTAATGTTGTGGGGGATACATCACTTCCGAGGGGTGAACATAGTATTGTTGATCATTAATCATTTGATCATTTATAGGTGTACTATCTTCATTTTTATCACGATGAGTATTAATTGGATCATTTATTGGGTCATAATCAATTGGATTTCCAATGTCAGTCTCCATTTTTTATATAGATACTGTTTTTTTTAAGCGTCTTCTTCCTCACTTTCATCATCATCAATAAAATCTTTTAGACTTTCACCATCATCGTCATCTTCACTTTCTTCATCTGAATAAAGTTCATCACCGGTGTCAATATCAGAACCTATTTCAGAATCATGTTCTTCCTTAGAATAATCATCTTCGAGAACAATATCTTCTGGAATGTACAACTCTGGCTTCTTTATAAGGCGGGTGGATTTCCTTCTAACGAATACCATTTACATATATAAAGACTTGTGCTTTTTAAGTACCTTAATTTGGGTAGAGTGTCTTAACAATACTCCCATTTAATCTATAAGTCCTCGCCTTACCCCTTGTACACATCGGACACTTTTGGGTTATTTCATACTTTTTGATTGCATATGACATATATTGACCATCGTGGTTACCACCAATTGTTTCACAATAAGTTGATGTTGTAAGCACCATAAAATCCTTCTTCTGTCTAGAAATACTTATAACACGTGTATCTTCTGGACATTTCATACACTTGTGCATGAATGATTCTAAACGTGGTTTGACATCAGATTGTTTCACTTGTGGTTTTTCTTCAAACTTTTTAATTTCTGGACACTTCCTGAGGTCCTCTTTTTTGGGATATAACTTTTCAACTATTTTGGGGGGGAGTTGATGTTTACGACCATAAAAATCTTTACAGAAACCATCCCTCCTACCCCTCACAGTCTCACACCGACAAAAACACTTCTGGGCTATGACAGAACCACTAATATGAAACCATACATGATTTGAACCATGGGGTCTCTTGAGATTTTCACAATACTTAGAGTTTGTACTCACTAGGTACGTTTCATTATGTTTGAATAACTTTGTAACAATTGCACCCCCCTGTCCATCCATATTAGTTTGTATAAATTTATGGAGGAGACCTTTGAGTTCGTCATTCTCAATTTCATCTTTAGTTTGTGCCGTTGTAAACGAACCCTCCTTAATGGCTGTTGATGGTGGTTCAACTGTGACATGTTGGACTTGATCAGTCCTCACAGAAGACATTTTTAGAATATCCATATCTGGGGCTTGTCCAATCTTTAGGAGGGTACTCAAAGGTCCACATTTATAAACAAATACGGGGAGGTACGCCACTTGTACAATCTTACCCTTTCCCTCACATCCTTCACATCCTTGTCCACCACATTGTTGATGTTTTTCTAACTTATATGACCACGGCATACGAAGACCACTCCCCTTTGTTCTTCTCTCAAGGCTCCCATACACCGAGGAATCTATAATTTCATTCCAATCTACGGAACCCTTCGCTGTTGTGAGAGATATAAGAATATGTTCACGTAGAGCCACAGCTGCTGATTGATTTACAACAAATCCTGGCCAATTGAGATGTACACCCGTCTTTATGAGATCACCAGACTTTTTAGGGGGTGCTACTGAGATGAGACATTCTTTACCACCATGGCGTTTCACTTTATCACATATAATCTTACACATGGACTTAATCTCCTCTATAGTTAGAGCCTTCTCATCTTTGTAGTCTATGTCAACGAAGAAGTTATAATTTGGAGTCTTCTGTTCAACGACAAAAAGTTTCTCACCCCTCTTGACAGCGTCAAGATACTTCTCATGGAAGTCATTCAATTTATCGAAAGGCACGGAAAGGACACCACCGTCCAGGAGCACATGCGATAGATTGGTTGCATTATTAAAATTATTGTGGCTACACCACTTCTTAAACATATCTTATTATCATCTCTATTCTCTAAACCATCTCATACAAGAGACGTCTTGATACTCCTGGGTTTGAGAAAGTTCTTTTTTTATAGTTAAAAGCTCGTACACTGTCTTATCTTCATTATCCTTCACCCACCATTCAACCTCTTCATCACAGAGACCTCTATTTTTTTTAAGGAGTTCCCCAATTTGCATTAAAATGTAAGCTTTAGACTTCATCCTATTTTATAGAAAAGTTTTTTCTATTTAAGGAACTCACACATGAATAAAATTCTGGATTTCTTATAATATTTTCAATTATAAGATTCCATTGTTTACGTGAATTAAACTCCTCGAGTGTATCATAACTCATATAGTCATTTTCATCATATGTTTTTTTTATTGGTAATTTTTGTATCTTTCTCAAATTCATTTTCTGCTTCTCATCGTAAAAACTTTTGACTAATGATTGTTGTTGGGTTCTATTATAATCCACAAAGAATACAAAAACATTATATTCTAGATCCACTGTGGGACTTTCTTTTACTGTAAATTTGAACTCTGTATATTCACCACTCTTTAATGATATCACCCCACGAGTCTCTTCTTCAAGCTCCCTAAGGGCACATCTAATTGGATTGAATATTTCTCTCCTTCTACATCCACCTGTTACAAAAATCCATTCCTTAAATCTCCTATCCCTCACAGTGAGGAATCGCGGTTTTTCGTCAGCAAAACTGACTGGTATAGCTATAGCTTTGTATTTTTTCATTGCGCATTCGCAAGTTATAATATCCTGACATGTTTATTCCTCAATATTTTGTTCAGTAGTCTCTTCTTGTGCAACCTTTGGGGCTGGTTGAGGCTCTGGGGTACTTAATTTCTGGATGAGCTGACCTGAAAAGTTCTTTAGGTTATCAACATCCTGTTTAGTCTTATTCATCTCCTTGAAGAGGAAAATAACACCAGCGATCGCGACAATCGTCGCGACCATCATAAGAGTTTCACGGTCCATTTGAATCATTATACACTATACTTGATTCTTCTTTTTAAGTAATAACACCCATATGTGTTCTTCCTGAAGTTGGACATTCATATGGACTTTGGGCAAATTGAACGGCTTGGTAATGTGTATCTTCACACGATTTTTCAGTTGGTGGCCTGGGCTGTCCAACAAACGTCTCGAGTGTCCTAGATTTAGGATCATACATCAATACAAAAACGATGGCGATGAGGAAAATTAGTTTCCACATGTTGTTTATTAATTAGTTAGAATATAAAAGTCCCCCCATACCATTCTCAATGCGGAGCACATTGTAGTTCACAGCATAAATATCGTCATCACAATCATTGAGATCATTCACGATGCGGGCAGAGTCAAGGCGGGAGAAGTTGAGAGTACCAGTTGGCTGAAGCTTAGAGGTATCAAGGCAGAAGGGCATCAAGAAGAGTTTCTCAACGGTGGGAGCCGCGATCGCCGAGCTCGCGTAGGGAGTGTGGTAGTAAAGGGGTACAACGGAGAAGTTGGGGTTACCAAACTTGAAATCAGAAACATCGGTACCGTTGATCTGGAGCTTAATCTTATTGTCAACACCACCAGTGCCACCAAGAATGTTTACAGCAGACGCATTAGCAGCCGCGAGATACTTGATTGGGTGATTGAAGTTGATCTCTTGGATCTTAGCACCTGAGGCAGTAGCCTTCTGGGTTTGGGTGATGAGCATATTCTGGGGAGTAGAAGCGAAATAGTCACGCTCATTGGTGTCAAGGTACGCGTAGTTCGCGTAGACATCCCACTTGAAGCTGTTATCAGCCGCGGCAGCACCCCAAGTGATACGAAGCTCAACATCGTGGTACTGGAGGGCGATGAGGGGGAGGGCAGTCTGCCAGTTCTCACAGAAGGCGAAACGGAGAGGGTAGAAACTCTCATTTACAGCACCACCGTAGAGGCCACCCGCAACCGACTTGGACGAGGAAGTAGCCGAGAGGGTTGGTGCGATGAGGGTAGAGTAGGTAGAATCCTGCTCATCAATCACCTGACCACCGATGAGGAGCTCAACCTTGGAAATCACAGTCCTCCAATCGGTAACGACTTTGGTAACGGAACCATCATTGGGGACAAAGTAGACATAGTTGAGGAGGTCCCCCTTGCGCTCGAAGCGAATGGTGGACATACCATTGTTGGAAACATTCCCCTGGATCACCTGACGTTCCACTGTTTGGGAGAAGTTAGTATGACGTTTATACGTAGATCGAAAAAAACTAATCTCAGGTGAACCGACGAGGTGGGCATCTTGGGCACCGACAGCAACGAGTTGGGCAATACCACCAGACATTTTATAGTATATTGAGACTTTATTTTTAAGTATCGGTCAATATAATGTAAAATTAAACATTTAGATTTTCATGATATAAACTAATAGATGGTATGGGTTTGTAACTGATATAGCAACCCCTTGTCCCGTTTGGCCTGTGGTACCCGCATGGGTGTGAAGCATGTTGGATGCATTGGAAGTGTGTGGGTGACTAATATTTTGCGACGGAACATTCTGATGGCTGTGAGATGCATTACCACTAGTGGCGGGTATACCATGGGCATGTTGTCCACCAGCGGCTTCCGTAGTATGGTCATGGGTCGGATCAACAGGTGTATTTGGATGGCTGTGAAGTGAAGCAGCGGCACCCGTGTCTCCATGGTTATGAGGTGCATTAGATTGTGATGTATTCGATAGGTTATTATTCCTGATCATAAACCCCCGGGGTTGGTACGGCGGTGACCCGAGTTGGACGTTGACGTTTACTTGGGGTATAGTGTGGGTGTGGGGGGTGGACTTATTAACTCCATTGTGACCACTGTGAGGCATGTTGGCGGCGATGGCATTATGAGAGTGAGGTGCATTAGCTTGTGTACTCTCTCCTCCATGGCTGTGAGGCACTTCATGATCAGCGGTTGGATGGCTGTGAGGCATGTTGCTGTTCCCGGAAGTCCCATGGCCGTGAGGTGCATTGGAGTTATTACTAGTACCATGGTCGTGAGGTGCAGAGTTGTTCCCAGTGCTAAATGGATGTGCATGTCCAGCAAGATTAGCTTCTGACAATGTTACAGTATTTACGCCAGCGGTCTGACCCACCTGGGGAGCACTATTAACTCCTCTGACAAAGCGGTTCCTAAGATCTGGGGCGTTAATTACTCCATTCCCATCACTCCTAGTTATATTAGTTGTACCGTCACATATGTGCCACCCTGTTGGGATTGTTTCAACTGATCCATACCATATCCCAAGTAAACCGATAGGGACTTGGGAATTGGTTACACCATTAATAATTAGAGAGTCTGCTTTGACATCTCCATTTACATTTAATTTAAAACTCCCTGGATCATCTGTACCAATACCAATGTTGCCACCAAAAGTTTGTATTCTTGTAGTCATACTATTAATAGTATTGTTTTTTTAAGTAGACATTTTACGTAAACCAATTAGATTTTCATGATATAAGATAATACATAATATGGATTTGTAATTGTGATGGCAGTCGCCTGTCCAGTTGAGGCTGTGGTACCCGTATGGGCGTGAGCTGTACTGGTATTGGTTTGTGTAGTATGACTGTGATTTACAGCGCTATTAGTTGAAATAGTATGGTCGTGAAGAGAATTTGCGGCACCTGTATTTCCATGAGTATGAGGTGCGTGGCTATTAGTAATACCATGGTCGTGAGGAACATTTGACTCAGCTTGCCCATGGGTATGAGGTGCTTGCCCATCGCCGAATGAACCATGGTCGTGAGGCATATTACTGGTGCCAGTGTTGATGTTGACATCAGGTGATTGGACCCTTGTTCGGGAAACAAGGTTGCCACGAGCAGGATTAGAGTATCTTCTCTGAATTCCATGAACGTGTGCGACATCGTTTGTTGTCAATGAACCATGGTTATGGGGTATATTGCTGTAACCTAGAGGGCCAGGGTTGTTATGTGCATGTGGTATGCTCTTCGTGTCTAGAACATGATTATGAGCCATATTAGCATTCTGCGAAGTTGCGTGATTATGGGGCGCAGTTG